TCATCCATCTAAACTCTCCACCATTTCTATTCTCTCACCGATCCACCGCATGACTGGCACGGCCATTGAGTTGCCCATCGCCTTGTATCGGGGGCCATCTGGGCAATCTTCTGCGGCTTTGTTGCGCCACGGTATTTGCGTGAAGTTGTCTGGGAAGCCTTGCAGGCGCTCGCATTCTGTTGGGGTTAAGCGTCGCACTTGCAGGTCATTCATGACCGCTGGCGTTTTGCTCTTATCCAGAGTTGGCGTGACTTCCGTTGACACGCTGTCGCCTTGGTTGGCGCTATTCTGTGCGCCGAAGGCTATTGGCAATGTTTCTGTTGTCGGATCGTATGCGCTTCCCGTGCGAGTTGTGAGGCACTGAGCCACAACAGCCTCCGCTTCTACTCGCTCGTTGCCTGTGCGACTGAATGGAGCGCCTTGTGTAACTGTGGGGGCAGCTTCTTGCCCCGCTTCTCTGCTCGGCGCAGTATGCCCTGACATGCTTTCGCGCTCAAAAAGAACCGCTGCGGCACGTCGCCAGTCTCCAAGGTATCCGACAACGAACACACGGCGGCGGCGCTGTGCCACTCCGAAGTATTGAGCGTCAAGCACTCGGTAGGCGAACCCATACCCGAGCTGGCCCAGCGCCCCGAGAAAGGTTCCAAAATCCCGCCCTCGTTGGCTAGACAAGACGCCGGGGACGTTCTCCCAAACCAACCACTTGGGCTGATACTGTGCAGCAATGGCAAGATAGGTGAGCATGAGATTTCCCCTTGGGTCATCAAGTCCCTTGCGAAGTCCTGCGACTGAGAAACTTTGGCAGGGGGTTCCTCCGACCAGAAGGTCAATTGATCTGTCAATGGGCCACTCCTTAAATTGCGTCATGTCGCCCAAGTTAGGGACATTTGGATAACGATGCGCCAGCACGGCGCTTGGGAACTTTTCTATTTCGCTGAACCATTGCGGTGTCCAGCCAAGAGGATGCCACGCGGCTGTGGCCGCTTCAACGCCAGAGCAAACGGAGCCATATTTCATGCTTCATCCTCAAACTTATTCGACAGCGGTTTGATTGGCTGCTTGCTGAAGATCCACCGCCACTGCGGCTTTGTGTACCCAGGCACCTTGATGAAATCGCGCACACGGTACAGCTTCCCAGCGTCGGCCATGTTGTTGAGATAACTTGAGGTGCGAGCAATGCTCTCACCGAGCATACCAGCTCCCTCAGAGGCCGATATGCGTTGGTCATAGCGCAACATTCGGAAAAGACGCTCACCCTGTTCTATGCCGTGCTGGCGGCGCTTCTCGGCCAGCTCAATCGCACTTGGGTGCATCGTTGACTTGCGAGCCTCACGCGATGGCAGAGGATCACGATTGCCGAGTTTATGCTGCAACTTCTCAAACTCAAGCAAACAGTGGCCATAAGTGATCTCAAACCGCTCATGCTTGTCTGTGACGCCCTCTAGCATAGATTTCAGTCGGGCTTCGGAAGATCGCTGATCGCGGACTTTAGCTTCTCTAGCAGAGCGCCTTGCTCTTGCAGCCTCTGCTGCAACGCTGGTCGCATCGCTGTCTTCGGTTCCGACAGAAGAATTGAGTTTACTCTTTCTAGCCGTTTTATATATTGCATTATTAGGTCCATATTCGCGCCTTTTTCGCTTGAGGGTTATATTAAGTTTACTTGTGATCCGACCAACGGTGGACGGGGTTACGCGCAGCAATTCGGCAATTTCGCTCTGTGACATATCCATCTCTGCGCACCTGATAACCTGATCGGTCAAGGTTTCAGCTTCCTGCTTCATTCGTCTTCCTCGCAAAATAAGCCGCAATCGGGCATAGTTTTAAGTGGGCGTCCCTTTGCCTTCGGGTCAAGTTCGTCAAGAAAGATGCGCTCATTCTTAACGCGCACTAGCCTTGCGCCAAGCCTGCGCGATTGCTCCGCACGCTGGTCAAACACTTCTGGAAATTCGCGGCGCACCAAATTCCAATATGTCGGGCTGGTTGCTTTTACGCAGCCAATGCAGTTGGCGTTTGGAAAGCCTCGATTATAAATCTCAGGCAACTTTATGCCAGCGGAGCGGATCATATCCGCACAGTCGTTCTTGGTCATGTTGGCGTCGATCAAGATAGGCAATACATTGTCGCGCTCAGTCATAACGAAACGATCATGCCTGTTGCGCTCATCAACGGTAAAACCAAGCACATGCCAATCAACGGGGTTGCTCTCTTCCCATTCTTGGCGGGCGCGTTTCTTTAGCTCAACTGTACACGGCGCACCGTGAGGGAACGCCATACCCTTACGGCGGTCAAAAACGTCAACCACAGAAGCCAAGGGATATTTGGAGTTGACTGCGTATTGGATGTCAATGCCAACCCAATTTGCAACATCTTCAGCAAAACGCATATTGTCATGATGCTCCTCAATCACAGGATTATTGACGGCGTACACGCTGTCAGCGCCGTATTTATCAACAGTGAGCTTGAGCGCCGCCGCACTGGCCGCGCCGCACGAGAACCAGACTGCTATCTTCATTCGTCTTCCTCCAGCGGCTCGATCTGGCCTTTTCCATTGCAGTTGTCGCAATCTTGCACTTCCGACTCAAAGTCGCCGTGCCAGGTCGCACTCTGACGCACCCAGACCTCGCGCTCAACTTGGCCATCGCCATCGCACTCAGGGCAATCAATTAGCTTGCTCATATCAAGTCTCCACGAAATCGGAGGCGTTCATGGCCCACAAGATAAAATTAGGCTTGGTCAGGCCGACGCGATTATATACAGCGGCCTTGGCAATGCGCCCAGCACTGAAATTGCGCTGGGCTGAATTGCCTGCTGTTTTGCTGTCAATGTTAAGATAGTCGGCAATCTCAGAGGTCGTGCAATATTTCGTCTCACTAATGTAAGCAAAGACAGCCTTGTCTAGCTTTTGCGGTGATATTGGCTCTGGCTCTGGCAGCTCAATAACCTCACCAGTGGTTTCTGGCTGCGGGACTTTAACGCCGTTTTCGATCTTAATCGCCATCCAAGGTGTGGAGCTGGCCTTGTCGGAATAGTTCGGGATGAGGACGGCGTTGATGCTGTCGCCAGCCTTCACATCATGATCGTCAACAACGCCAGCGGGAATAAAAACGCCCTCTGCGCTTTCTATGTCATACGCAAAACAGAAGCCGTTGAAGTGGACATTCGTTATAATGATTGATTTGGTGTGCATTGTATCTTCCTTGTTTTAACATTCTGTAACTCTTCATCACATATCATAACAATATTGGCAACACATATTTTGTGCTTGCAATGATATTTATTTAATATTAAGGGTAGGGGGCAAGTATAGGAGGGTCCAATGGATCACAAGCAACTGATAGGTTTTACCCAGGCCCAGAAGGAAGCCATCGCAGAGGCGGCACGACGATCTGGGTTGTCATTCACAGCATTTGTGCGGAGTTCCGCCGTATCAAAGGCCGCTGATGCTGGCGTTGAAGTAACGCAGCCGCGAGTTGATTAATGGTTAACGGGCGCAACAAGGGCGCATCGTTTGAACGCGAGACAGCCAACGCCTTGCGCGATGAACTCGGAATAGGCTTTAAGCGCAATCTAATTCAGTATCAGGAAGCTGATCACGGTGACTTGACGCCAGATGATCCGGCGTTTCCGTTTACTCTGGAGCTTAAACGCTACAAAGACGGACCTATCGGCGGCTCTATAGGCTGGTGGGAGCAAGTTAAAACCGCCGCAGAGCGTGAGCAAAAGATGCCGTGCCTGATTTACAAATACGACCGCAAGCCAATGAGATGCGTGATCCCTCTGGCTGCGTTAACCGATTGCGATCACGATTACACAGTTGAGGTCGATTTCGAGACCTTCTGCTATATTGCAAGGGAGAAACTAGGATGAATGACGAAGAGTACATGCAGATATATTGCGCCGCTTTAACTGGATTAATCGCAGCGCAAGGTCAAAACGATTTATTGACAAACAGTAAAGAAATCTTGGATTTTGAGGAAATACAAATTCCAGATGTACGCTTTGCAAGACAACAAGTGGAGATCGATCAAATTGATCTGTTTATTGGCTTGACTACAGTTGCTGGAATGATTGCAAACCATGCCCGAGAAGAAATAGCGGAAAGATTAGAAGCATGATCCCCGCTAACAAACTATCCAACTGGCAATATCACGCCACTGACGCGATTAGCTCATCTGACGTTAAAATGGTGCATAGCAAGTCGCTGGCACACTGGAAGGCCAAGGTCTACAAATCCAGCGTGGCATTCGACCTTGGCACTTGCACCCACTCAATGGTGCTAGAAGATGGCGCTGGAATGATCCGGGGGCCAGAAACCCGCCGAGGCAAAGCATGGTCAGAACTGCACGAACAAGCGCAGGCAGAAGGTAAAACCCTGCTAACCTGTGGTGACTATGATCTGGCTCGTGAGATGGCAGACAGTGTGCTGTTCCATCCAGCAGGTCAGCGAATGGCAGGCGACACAACAGTCAATGAGGCGAGCTTTTTCGCTCCAGACCCAGACAGCGGTTTGCAGCTTAAAGCGCGCCCCGATAGCTATTGGGACGCAAAAGGTGTCATCTATGACCTCAAAACGTGTCAGGACGCCAGCCCTCGCGGTGTGGCGAAAGACATGCAGACCTACAACTACGCCATCCAGGCTGCGTTCTATTTGCATGTTTTATCGCTGGCAGGCTATGAAGCCAAGCAATTCGTCTTCGTGAATGTTGAAAAGACAGCGCCGTTTGCTGTATCAACGAACACTCTATCACCCGAATATCTTGACTGGGGGACGCAGCAAATGCACCTGACCTTAGACAAGATTGCAAAAGCCAACGAGGCCCAAAAGTGGGACACTGGTTGGTCAGATCAAACTAATGTGATTGATCTGCCACGATGGCTACAAGCCGACTTTAACTAGGAGAAAACACTATGGCTAAAACTGACTTCAAAAGCGTGATGGTGCGCAATGTGGAATTTAAATACCCTCGCCTGAACGCAACCTATCGTTATAATTCATCGGAAAAGCGCAGCGAGGAAGCCGCGCCAACAGCATCCGGAGCCGCATATTCTATAGGTTGGGAGATGAACAAGGATGACGCCGCAAAGCTACACGCGGAACTGAAAGCCCATTACGAAACCTGTGATACTAAAGGCCCGTTTTCGAAAGTATTCGGAATGAAGAAGCTGGAAAACGGCAATTATGAGTTCAAAGCCAAGCGAAACGGCGTGAACGCACAGGGCGTTTTAAACGAAAAGCCTCGCGTAATTGACGGCATGAAGAAACCTCTGGCTGATGTATCCTTCTGGACAGGCTCCAAAGGCAATATAAAGGTGACTGCATATCCGTCTCAAAACCCGCAAACGAACCCGCCGGAGAACGGCATCTCACTACTGATCGACACTGTTCAAGTTACTCACGCAGTCTATGGCGGCGGTGGTCTTGATGATTTCGATGAAGTGCCAACAACGATGTCCGGCGGTATTGACGCATCGTTGGATGACTTTGGCCCAGCAGCAGCTCCAACTGCGTCACCTGCGGCTGATATGGCCGCCGCTTTAGACGACGAAATCCCGTTTTAAGCATAAGAAAACCCCGGCAGTTGGGACGCTGCCGGGGTTCCATGGGAGAAAACAGACCGTGATTGGTGAAAGGGTCCGAACATGAACAGACTAACAAAAACAAGCGAAGTTGGCAAGAAGCAGCTCCTGTTAGC